TTAACACTACAACTTCAGGTACATTTGACTTAGATACTGATTCAAACGGTAGATGGTCTGTTGAGAAGTTCAAAGGTTTAATGTTCCAAGTAGAGAGAGATGCTAATGTGATCGCTCAAGAAACTCGTAGAGGAAAAGGTAACATCATTATCTGTTCTTCTGATGTTGCTTCTGCATTACAAATGGCTGGTGTATTAGATTACACTCCTGCTCTTAACAATAGCCTAAATGTAGATGATACTGGTAACACTTTTGCTGGTACATTAAACGGCAGATACAAAGTGTACATTGATCCATATGCATCAAACAACACAGCTGCTCAATACTATGTTGTAGGTTATAAAGGTACATCACCTTATGACGCTGGTATGTTCTATTGTCCATATGTTCCACTACAAATGGTGAGAGCAGTTGGAGAAGATACATTCCAACCAAAAATTGGTTTCAAAACCAGATATGGTTTAATCAGAAATCCTTTCGCTGAGTCTTCAGCACAGGCTACTGATGTTGGAACTGATCAGTCAAACATCTATTACAGAATGGTTAAAGTTACTAACTTAATGTAATACTTTTTCAACTTAATTAAAAAGGGGGGGCGTCAAAACTCCCCCTTTTTTTATGCATAAATAATATTATATGACAGATACAACATTATCAAGTAAACAACCAAGTGGGTCTGGATTAGACTATGCAGATCCTACAAAGTTCAAGTTTCAAATTACCAAACTGCCTAGAGTAGAATTTAACTCTATTCAGGCAAACATTCCTGGTATTACACTTACAGAATTAAATCAACCTACACGATTAATGCCTGTAAGAATACCTGGTAATGATATGACATTTGAAGACTTATCTGTAACTTTTATTGTTGACGAAGATTTGACAAATTATCGTAGTGTACACGACTGGATGGCTGGTCTTGCACAAATGGATAGTGATGACAAATATCGTGAACTAATTACAGATGGCGGTGATCGTATGCCATTATCTCAACAATCAAATCTTCAAGATGCTGGTAGAGTAACAACAGCAACTAATGATGGTGCAATATTCTCAGATGCAAAAATGATTATATTGTCAGCAAGAAATATTCCAATTGTTGAGTTAACTTTTGAGGACACATATCCTAAATCACTATCTGGTTTAGACTATAATCAAGGTGCGACTGACGTAGAATATCTTACTGCAACAGTAACACTTGGTTATAAACTACACAAATATACGACCCCTTTTTAGTTTACTATATAATACAAAGGATTAAATTATGACACTTGATGAGCTACAAGCTCAGGTCGAGAAAGACCTGAAAATTGATGATACTGAACTAGACTTAGAAAGTCTAAAGACCCCACAATTACATTCTCAATATCTCAAAACATATTCTACATATGCTCTTATGTTAAAGAAAGCAGAAGGCGATCATTCACAACTACATTTAAAAAAGTGGTTGTTCTATACTGGTAAAGCAGAACCACAAGAATACAAAGACAAAAACTTTGATCTCAAAGTATTACGACAAGACGTTGATAAATTTATTGACGCTGATGAAGATATTATGAAATCAAGACAAAAGATTGAGTATCTAAAACAAATATGTAATTATTGTGAAAACACACTTAAACAAATAAACAATCGTACATTTCAAATTAAGAACGCAATAGAATGGAAAAAGTTTACCATGGGTAGTATGTAATGAAAATATACAAAAACTTTTTACCTAAAAAGACTTTCAAAGAAATACAAGATTTTATGTTAAGTCCTAGAATGCCTTGGTTTTATAATGATGCTGTTGCGCTTCGTTCAGATAGACAGTTTATGTTTTTTCATTTGTTTCATCATAGTTATGAAGTGAATACAACACCAGAGATATTTGAAGGAATAATAAATCCTATAATTAAAAAACTAAAAATTACTAAAGATATTTTAATTCGAGCAAAAGCAAATTGGTACACTAATCAACACAAACATGTTAAACATGAATATCATATAGATCAACACAAAAAACATAAAGTTTGTTTATTAAGTATTAATACAAATAATGGTTACACAGAATTTGAAAATGGCACAAAGTTTAATTCCATCGAAAATCAAGCAATAGTTTTTGATGGCGGAACACCACATAGATCAGTTACACAAACAGATCAAAATATGAGAGTAAATATTAATTTAAATTTTGAGGTAAAAAAATGATATTCTGTATAGGTAATGGAGAAAGTCGAAAAGACTTTGATTTAGAACAACTTAGACCATTTGGTAAGATATATGGTTGTAATGGATTGTATAGAGATTTTGCACCAGATGTATTAGTAGGTATGGATTACAATATCTGTCATGAGATATATCGTAGTGGTTATGCATTTGAACATCCTGTTTATTTACGAGCATGGGAAAAAAATCCACACACTATGTACGATAAACTATTTGAACCAGAGGTAATAAAAAAGTTTATAGGTGATGTAAATAACATAAAAGATTACACAGATGAACACGAGTGGCCAGGTGAAAAGAAAAGATTCTTTACATGTTGGGCAAATAATGTAGATGTAATGAGACAGTTCCGTGAAAAAAATAAAGATTGGCATGAGGATGATTTTAAGTTACATTTTGGTGAAGATCAAGAAGGATATAAAATAACATGGACAAAGAAAAAAGACAAAGTAATGGGATTGGGCAAGTACCAACAAGAGAAGACAAACGCAGGTGTCTTGATTGCGTTAATGGCAGCAGATGTGGACAAAAAGATATATCTGATAGGATACGATTATCATTCGAAGTCAAAACAAGTGAACAACATCTACAAGGGTACAACCGGGTACGTAGGGTCAAGCGCCAAAGCGATTGATCCACAGAATTGGATAAAACATACAATTAAACTGATAAACAAATACGACACAGATCACGAGTTCATACATGTAGGCAAACCTATACCAGAGATAGAAAAACTAGAAAGAAAATACTGGACAAACATATCATATGAAGAACTAAATGAAAGAATTAAAAGTAACAAAGTATAATGAATCTTACATCAAATGCACGAGTGATGATTTAGGTCTTCTTCAAGACTTATCTGATTTCTTTACATTTAAAGTACCTGGTGCTTCGTTTATGCCAAGTGTTCGTGCCAAACGATGGGATGGTCAAATAAGATTATTTTCAAAAGCGACAGGTAAGTTATATTACGGACTATTACCTTATGTTGAACATTTTATGCAAAATAAGGGGGGTACAATCATACGAGAGGGTCTTGAAAACTTTGCTAGCGTTGCGCTAAGTGATGGTTTTTCCAAGTTTGCGAACAAAATTATTAAGAGTTCTATCAAAATACGAGATTATCAACTTTCAGCGTTTTCTCATGCAATCAATCACAGACGAGCAATATTACTATCACCTACGGCAAGTGGTAAGTCATTAATCATTTATTGTATCATACGATTACTTACATCATTAGATAAAAAATGTTTATTAGTGGTACCAACTACATCGCTGGTAGAACAAATGTATAAAGACTTTGAAGATTATGGTTGGGTACCAGATCGACATGTGCAAAGAAAGTATTATGGTTATGAGATAGACGATAGCAAACCTGTCGTAATATCGACATGGCAATCTCTTGCCACCTTTGATAAGAAGTATTTTGAAAAGTTTGATTGTGTCATTGGTGACGAAGCACATTTATACAAATCTAAAGAATTACAAAAAATTATGAGTGCTTGTGTTAATGCGAAATATCGTATAGGCACTACTGGTACATTAGATGATAGTAAAGTGCATAAGTTAGTTTTAGAGGGTTTGTTTGGTACCGTGCATAGTGTAATTTCTACACGAGAACTAATAGATAAGAAACAACTAGCAGACTTACAAATACAATGTCTTATACTCAAATACTCACAAGATGAATGTAAACATGTGAAGAAACTAAACTACCAAGAAGAAATGGACTATATAGTATCACATGAGAAACGCAATAGATTCATTCGTAATCTAACAAAAACAAGAACTGGTAATACTTTAGTTTTATTTCAATATGTAGAAAAACATGGTCGAGTATTACACAGTCTCATAGGTGATACCTTAGATCACCAAACACGAAAATTGTTTTTTGTCTATGGTGGCACAGAAACAAAAGATCGTGAAACAGTCAGGAGTATTACAGAAAATGAAAACAATGCCATTATCGTTGCGAGTTATGGAACTTTTTCTACTGGTATTAATATTAGGAATCTTCACAATGTTATATTCGCCAGTCCTACCAAATCTAAAGTTAGAATTTTACAGTCTCTTGGTCGTGGGTTGCGTCTTGGCGATAATAAAGTTAAAGCAACTTTATACGATATCTCTGATGATTTCTCATGGAAAGAACAAAGAAACTTTACACTTAGTCACTTTATGGAGAGAATAAATGTGTATTCTGAACAAGAACTTGACTATGAACTTGATCATGTTGACGTAAGATAAATACTTATATGACAAAAACAACAACAATACCTAGTCCAAGAGTAATTATGTTATCAAACAATCAGCAAGTAATCGCTGGTATGACAGTCGAAGAAGGCTCTGATTTTGTTAGATTACATGAACCTTATAAAATAAGAATACATGAAAATGCTGTTGATGATAAGACTTATTTTGTTGAAGAAAGAATGTCACTTACACCTTGGACTTTTCAAACAATAGACAAAGTGTATTCATTACATAAAACCCATATAATGACAATAGGAAAACCAAATGATAACTTGACAGAATATTATAATAATGTTAGAATGGGATTGTATCCATCAATGAAAAAAGAATTACAACCTCTACCATCAAAAGGTCAATTAGATAAACCATTTGAACAAGTATTAGATGAAATGTCAGATGAAGAATACTATCAAACAATACAGTATCTAAGAGGTAAGATTAAGTCTCACTAATACTATATTCCATGCAAACCGGACATACCGGATTATATAAGGCAAAATGTCATTTGTCAAGAAAAAAATTCAAAAAAACCAAAAAAAAATTATTTTACAAAATCTTGTATATAACCCTTGACAAAGATACTATATCCTGATAGAATAATTTAAATTTAGGAGTAATACTATGACTGTACAATTGAAAAGAAAAAAGACAGAGCATTATGTAGATAATAAAAAGTTTCTAGAAGAAATGAAAAAGTATCGTAAGAAAGTATTATCCGCAAGAAATAGAAACAGAAAAGATCCACCCATTAGTGATTACATAGGTGAATGTTTTTTAAAGATTGCAAATCACTTATCTTACAGACCAAATTTTATTAACTACACATACAAAGAAGATATGATATCTGATGGTATAGAAAACTGTTTAACTTATGTAGCGAATTTTGATCCAGAAAAATCAAACAATCCTTTTGCATATTTTACACAGATCATATACTATGCATTTATTCGTAGAATACAAAAAGAAAAGAAACAAACAACAATTAAACAAAAACTTATACTTAAATCTGGATTAGATGAAATCGTTAGACAAGAAGGCGATAACGAAGAATATCAAAATTCATATGCTGACTTTTTAAGAAAGAATATGATTATTGAACAAGAACCAGAAAAGAAAGAAAAACCAAAATTATTGAAAAGAAAGAAGATTACTAAATTAGAATTTTTTATGTAAATTATGCGAATTGCTTTAATTAACGATACACACTTTGGTTGTCGTAATGATAATCCAAATTATGCAAACTATATCTATAAGTTTTGGGAAGAACAATTTTTTCCATACTTAGAACAAAACAATATTCAAGATGTCATACATCTAGGTGATGTTTTAGATAGACGTAAGTTTGTAAATTTCAAAACCCTTAATGATTTCAACAATAGATTTGTAAGTCGTATCAAAGACTACAATGTCGATATCATTATTGGTAATCACGACACATATTACAAAAACACAAACGAAATCAATTCACCACGAGAACTCATGAATTGGGGTAATGTTTATGAAAACCCTGTTGTTGTAGAACGAGGTGGCATGAGAATGCTTTATTTACCTTGGGTTACTCCAGAAAACATAGAACAAACAACCATGATGTTAGAACAAGAAAGTGCTGATATTGTATTAGGTCATTTAGAGATTAAAGGTTTCGAAATGCAAAAAGGTACATTTTCTGATAGTGGTTTAGATAAGAAACTATTTCGTAGATTTGAAAAAGTTATATCTGGTCACTTTCATAAGAAATCAGATGATGGTCAAATATATTATCTTGGTAGTCAATATGAAATGACTTGGCATGATTATAATTGTCCTAAAGGTTTTCATGTATTGAATACAGAAACAAGAGAACTAGAAAGAATTATAAATCCTTTAACTATACATGACAAGATATATTACAATGATGAAGAAAACGAATATAAACTTCTTTACAATTATGATCAACACAGAGACAAATATCTCAAAGTAATTGTAGAAAAGAAAAAAGATTATTATTTGTTTGATAAATGGATTGATGGTTTCTACAAAGAAACAAATGTGCATGATATAAAAATTATTGAAGACTATTCAGATTTAGATGCTTCGACAGTAGCAGATGATATTGCTGAAAGAAGTGAAGATACACCAACACTTTTAGATAACTATATTGATGAACTAGAAACTGATCTAGAAAAAAGTAGATTGAAAAAACTAATGAAATCGTTATACACAGAGGCAGGAGATTTAGAGATATGATAATATTTGAAAAAATCAAATGGCGTAATTTTTTAAGTAGTGGTAATTCTTGGTTAGAAACAAATCTCAATAATGAATCAACAACATTGATTGTTGGTCATAATGGTGCAGGTAAATCTACCATACTAGATGCTTTGTGTTTTGCTTTGTTCAATAAACCATTTAGAGAAATCAAGAAAGAACAATTAATTAATAGTATTAATCTTGGTGGCACAGAGGTTGAATTAGAGTTTCGTATATCTACTAATCGTTATAGAATTAGACGAGGTATCAAACCTAATATATTTGAGATATATCTAAATGATGAATTATTAAATCAAGAAGCAACAATTGCTGACTATCAAAAACAATTAGAACAACAAATACTTAAATTCAATTATCGTAGTTTTACACAAGTAGTTATACTTGGTGCATCTACCTTTGTTCCGTTTATGGAATTAAAGACAGCACACAGACGAGAGATTATTGAAGATATACTTGACATTAAAGTATTCTCTGTAATGAGTATGCTGACAAAGATAAGAATAAAAGAAATGGACGAACAAGTCAAAGATGTCATACGAGAATTAGATATTGTCCAAAATAAAATAGACACACAAAAAGAATATATTAATAATTTAAGTAATAGATCAGATGTAGAAGTGCAAAGTGAATTAGATAAAATAGAACACAATAAATCAGCCATAGAAAAATACAATACACACATACAAGGATTGCAAAACGAAATACAAAAGTTTAAACAATCTATTAACGATAAAGATACAATTAATATTAAATCAGATAAACTCAATAAGTTTCAAGCACAATTTCAAACAAAACTAAAAGAATGTAATAAACATCAAAAGTTCTATCAAGATCACGATAACTGTCCTACATGTAAACAAACACTATCCAACAAAGAAGAAATGATTGCAGATAATAACAAAGAGATTATGAAGTGGAATCAAGCAATGGATGATGTTCAAAAAGAAATGAATACAGTTATGAACAGACTGAACAAGATTAAAAGTATTGAACAAGATATGCGAACAACAGAAATTGATATCGCTAAGTTTGGTCAATCAAAAGTTGAGCTAAACAATATTAACACAAAACTAGCACATAAGATTGAAGAACTAAAAAAACAATCTAGTGAAGATGGTGAAGCATTGGGTAAGTTAAAACAGTTAGAAGAAGAACAATCTGTAAAAGAAAAAAACAAACTAATCAAAAATGAAGAACTAGATTATCTACAAGCTGCAAAAACAATGTTAATGGATTCTGGTATCAAAACAAAAGTTATCAAACAATACTTACCAATCATCAATCAATTGATTAACAAGTATCTAGCAAGTATGGATTTCTTTGTCAATTTCAAATTAGATGGTGAGTTTAAAGAAACAATTAGAAGTAGATATCGTGATGAATTTACATATGCTAGTTTTAGTGAAGGTGAAAAGATGAGAATTAATCTTGCATTATTATTTACATGGAGAGCGATTGCCAAGATGAAAAATAGTATATCATGTAATCTATTAATGTTAGATGAAATATTTGATAGTAGTCTTGATGGTCAAGGCACAGATGATTTTTTAAAGATATTGAATACATTAGAAAATGAGAATGTTTTTATTATATCTCATAAAACAGACATGATAGCAGATAGATTTAAGAATGTAATTAAATATGAAAAAGTAGGAAACTTTACAAAGGTGGTAGAATGAAACTTAGAGATAAAATCACAGTTCAAGAACGAATAGAACTTCTTGCCATTACGGCTGAAGAATGTGGCGAACTAACCCAAGAATGTATGAAGATCGTAAGATTTGGTAAAGATACAGATGCCATGCAAAATCTCACAAAAGAAGCAGGTGATGTTATGTGTATGATACAATTACTTGAAGAAAAAGGGTTTGTAAAATATGAAGATATCGAGGCAAGGGTAAAGGAAAAGCGTGAAAAACTAAAGACTTTTTCATCCTTGACAAATCTATAACAACCTGATATACTGGCATTATGTATTTTTTAGAAGATGTATATAAATCAGCAGATCGCAAACTATTTACTGTAATTTCAACATTTGCAGGAGGTGGTGGGTCTTCAACAGGTTATAAACTTGCAGGTGGTAATATACTTGCAGTTAATGAATTTGTTGAAAGTGCAATTGATACATATAAATCTAATTATCCTAATACACCTATATTACCTAATGACATCAAAGAACTGACTGGTCATGATTTACTCAAGGCCGCAGGAATACAACAAGGCGAGTTAGATATACTTGATGGTTCGCCACCTTGTAGTGCTTTTAGTGTTGCAGGCAAAAGAGAAAAGGGTTGGGATAAAACTAAAAAGTATTCAGACGATAAACAAGTTGATAACATTGAAGACCTATTCTTTGAGTTTACAAGAGTTGCAAAAGATGTTCAGGCAAAAGTTATCATTGGTGAGAATGTTGCGGGTATCACCATGGGTAAGGCAAAAGAATATTTTAATCGTATTGTAAATGAATTTGATAGTATTGGTTATGAAGCAGTTGGTAAAGTGTTAAACGCCGCAGACTATGGAACACCACAGGCAAGACAAAGATGTTTCTTTGTTGCCGTTAGAAATGATATCATGGAGAAAGTTGGTATTAATTTTATGAATATGGATAGTATCATATATCCAGAACCACAAACAAAACAACCAACATTAAGAGAAGCCATAGAAGATTTAGAAAACGATCCTGAAGAAGTACAAATGTTATTAGATTTTGTGCAAGGTAGTTTTCAAAAGAAGTGGATTGAGTTATTACCTTTCAGTCCAGACAAACATAGAAAACCTAGTGATCCAGAATTTTTAGATATCAATCCTAAACAATCTATGTTTAATATGATACGACCAGCACCTGATCTACCTTGTCCAACAGTAACACAAGCAGGACAAAAGAAAGGTCTGTCTGGTGTATTTCATTATGACAGTAATCGTAAATTAACAATTAAAGAATTAAAAAGAGTAATGGGTTTGCCAGATGATTTTAAATTACAAGGTGACTTTGATCAACAAGCAGAAAGAGTTGGTCGTATGGTTGCACCATTGATGATGAAAGCATTGTCTAGTAATATCTACAAAAATATATTATGTCAATTAAACAAATAATCAAAAGAGTTATCGAAGCACAATCAAAAGAAGATGAAGTTGCTGTATTACTATCTGGTGGTGTAGATAGTTTAAGTGTAGCATTTGCTGCTCACGAGTTAGGAAAGAAAGTTCATGCTTATTCTTTTTGTCTAGATACAAATTCTAGTTATGATAGTGATAAGGCTGCTGAGGTGGCACAAATATTTAAGTGGCCATTTACATTGAAAGTGGTACCAACGAATAATTTAGAAGAAGACTTTTTTAGATTGGCAAAAGATTATAACTGTAAAAAGAAAACACATTTTGAATGTGTGTTTCCATTTATGTATTTGTATCCAGAGATAAAACAAAATGATGTATTGAGTGGTTGGGCGGCTGATGGTTATTACGGTATATCAAAAAGAGCAATACTACATTATACAAAAGGTAAGACAAAAGAAAAGTTTGATGAATTTAGAAATGATTATTTTTTACCAGATAAGTCTGCTGGTTATCTATGGCACAAAGGTGTTGCAGATAAACACAATAAAAAATTTATTACACCATATCTATCGAAAGCAGTAAGAGATTTCTTTTACAGTAAGAATTGGTATGAGTTGAATGAACCATTCCAGAAGCACCATGTTGTAAATGACTTTATTGAATTTAAGAAGTTTAATTTTAAGAAACACATTAATTTACAATTAGGTGCAGGAATAGATAAGCGATTTGAAACTTTGCTAAATAATAGTAAAATAAATCCAAATAACAGATATAAGTCCGTAGCAGGAATATGTCAGTATTGGGGAAAGGCAGTATGACGAAATTTACATTTGCAACAGCAGACGAAGGTTTTGATAACCACATAGAAAAATCAGTAAGAGGTTATAATAATCTCTGGCATGATGTCGTAAGCATGTCTAAGTATTTTGTTGAAGACTTTACCAATGTTATTGATCTTGGTTGTAGTTCTGGTAAGATGCTCAAAGCAATGATCAAACAAAATAATGAACATGTGCCAAATGCTCGTTATGTTGGTATAGAGATAGAATCAGATTTTGCTGATGGTCACAGAGAGGATTTGATGTCATCAGAATTTAATAATCTTTATTATCAAATGGAAGACATTAGACAATGTGATATAGACAATGCTAGTTTAGTGACTTCTTTATTTACATTACAATTTATGCCACCTAAAGATCGAGCAGGAACAATCTGGAAAATTTATCAAGGGTTGAATGATGGTGGTGCCTTTATCTTTTCAGAAAAGGGTTTTAGTTGTAATCCTAAAATTCAAGATATGATGACTTTTATGTATTACGATTATAAAAGACAACATTTTACAGATACAGAGATTTTAGACAAAGAGGTCCAATTACGACACATGATGAAACCAAACACAAAAACAGAATTGTTTAAAATGTGTGAAGACGCAGGTTTCAAGGATTTACATGTTTTCTGGCAAAACTTCAATTTTTATGGGGTTATTGCGATAAAATAGGGGTGTGCGGATTGACGCACCCTACTCAAACCCTTGATAAATAAGGGTTTTTTGTCCTTGACTTATTGCTAAAGACCTGTTAGTATAAGCAGTATATTATGAACAAAATATCAAAAACACAAAAAAGTAATCTTGCTAAACTACTTGCGACTGAAAACATTAACGTTATTCATCAAAAAGTTCAAACAGCATATTTCATTCCAAAGACTAGAACATTATGTCTTCCAATATGGGAAGAAATGTCAAATGACTTATATGATTTATTAGTTGGTCACGAAGTAGGTCACGCATTATATACTCCACAAGATTTCGATAGTAAGAAATACAAAATTCCTCATTCTTATTTTAATGTCGTTGAAGACATTCGTATTGATAAGAAAATGAAAAACAAATATCCTGGTTTAAGAAAATCTTATTTCAATGGTTACAATGAATTAGTAGAAAAAGATTTCTTTATGATCCAGAACAAAGATGTTAATGGTTTAAGATTTATTGATAGACTTAATATCTTTTCTAAATCAGGTACTACTCAACAAATAGAATTTAACGAACAAGAACAAGAATTTATTACTAGATCAAATAATCTTAACACTTGGTCTGATGTTGTTAGGTTAGTAAAAGACATTTATGCATATTCTGAAAATGAAGAATTTGACGAAGAACAACAAGAAGAAATGCAATCACAATTAGATGGTATGTCTAACGACCTTGGTGGTGACGAAGACGAAGAACAATCTCAACCACAAGAAGGTGATGATGAGCAACAAGAGCAAGATCAGGAAACTTCTTCCTCATCTGGAACTGATAATGATGAATCCGAAGACGAAAACGAAACAATGGGTGCCTCACAAAAAGAAGGCGATGAAGAAATCCAATCAATGTTGGAAGAAAAACAAAAATCAGTAAGTGGTAGAGAAGGTAGTTATAAAACAGAAGATAATATCTCAATTACTGACGAAGCATTAGAACAAAAAAAGAAATCTATTGCCAAAGTAGATGAGAAAACAAAAGAACAAATCTACTTAACATTACCTAAATGTAAAAGTGCTGTTGTTCCTTATGAACATCTAAAACTAAAAATTGATCAAGCAAATACTTCTTATTCTTATGATAAAAGATTACAAGAGTTTAAACAATTCAAACAAGAACAAATGAGAACTGTAAATCTTATGGTCAAAGAATTTGAGATGAGAAAAGCCGCAGACAATTATATCAAGACTAGAACTGCTAGAACTGGTGTGATTAATACTAACGCTTTACACTCTTACAAATACAATGACGATATATTCGCCAGAATGAATATCGAACCTGGTGCAAAAAATCATGGTATGGTTATGATCATTGACTGGTCTGGTTCTATGGGCGACAAGATGTATGATACTATCGTTCAGACTATGAACCTAGTAATGTTCTGTAAAGCAGTAAATATACCATTCTCTGTTTATGCCTTCTCAGATCACAATAGATTAAACTTTATACCAAACAAAAAAGAACAATACAATCGTTGGGAAGTTAGAAACTATTATGAAAGATATCCTTATCATTATGATCAAGAGGGTCAATTGATTTTAGAAGACGTATCTTTATTAAACTTTGTAAATTCAGATATGAAGACAGTTAAGTATAACGAAGCAATGGCAAATCTATTTGGTATCGCTAAATCTTATATGCCATATGCCATGTCTAGAAAAGAATATAACGATGGCACTTATGATCCATTTGCTGATAGATTTGAATGTCCTCATGCATTAAGACTTGGTGGTACACCACTTGATAGTGCGATCTATCAAGCAGTTAATGTCGTAAATGAATTTAGATCAAAACACAAAATTCAAAAAATGAATACTATCTTTTTGACAGATGGTTCTGGTCATACTTCTGGTAAGATGACTATTCAAAATACTGATGGTAAAATTGTTAGTAAAGAAACTTACCAGTATGATATTAATATCAAAGATGGTACTCATTCTTTCAAATACGGTGGTCACAAGAAAACTCATTTCCACGCTTATCATAGACAGTTTTTAGAATACTTTAAAATGAAAACAGGTTCTACTGTAATTGGTTATTATATCGCAGGTAAGAAATTAAACTATTGGGATATTAACCACTTTACTAATAAACAAAGTTATCAAGCATATGATGATGCAAAAGCAGAAATTAGAAAAAACAAAGTTTGGACACAACAGAATATTGGTTATGACGAATTATTTGTAATGCCTAGAACTAATCTGAGAATACAAAACGAAGAAGCGGTTATTACTTCAGATATGACAGCAAGTAAAATGAAACAGATATTCTCTAAAGGTTTCAAACAACAGAAAATGTCTAGAATATTCTTAAACAAATTTATTGAGAGGGTTGCATAATGAGAACAAAATACGAACAAAAGTGTTGCATTTTTGCAACAATTGGTCAAGATTGTCGCACCCACCAAAAAAAATTGGATATTGCCTTGACAAATCAAGCAATGCCTGATAGCATGGAACTATATTATGAAAGGTCATATTATGAAACTAAATGAAAAACAACTAGAATACGTTAAAACTGCTTATGAGATGTTTTCAACTGATACTGTTGAGAAAGCTCAGATCAAGCAAGTTAACGCTAAACTAGGTATGAAATCATCACCTGCGTGGTTGATTAAAGATCCTCAGTTTAGATTGTCTAGAGGTGTTTACAAATTACCTGTGAATGGTATTGTAAATCCTTCTAAGAATGTGAAACAAGAAATTTCACTACCAGAGGTTAAACAAAAAATCTCTAAACAAATTCAAACTACTGAAAGTGCCACTGAGAACTTGGTGCCTAATAAAGAAGACACCTTCGTGCCTTTTGGTAATTACAAAGATATCAAAAACATTGTTAAGTCTGGTATCTTTTATCCTACATTTATTACTGGTCTATCTGGTAATGGTAAAACTCTTGGTGTTCAACAGGCATGTGCCGAACTCTCTAGAGAAATGATTAGGGTTAACATTACAATCGAAACTGATGAGGACGATCTTCTTGGTGGTTTCAGATTACAAGACGGTGAAACTGTCTGGCATGACGGTCCTGTTATCAACGCAATGAAAAAAGGTGCCGTGTTATTGTTAGACGAAATTGACCTTGCCTCAAATAAGATTATGTGTTTACAACCAATCTTAGAAGGTAATGGTATCTTTCTTAAAAAGATAGGTCAGTTTGTTGAACCTAAAGACGGGTTTCAAATTTTCGCAACCGCCAATACTAAGGGTAAAGGTTCTGATGACGGTAGATTCATTGGTACCAACATTCTTAACGAGGCATTTCTAGAGAGATTTCCTGTAACTTTTGAACAGGCATATCCTTCTGCTAAGATTGAAACAAAAATCTTAGACAATGTAATGAGCCATTATGGTCTTAAAGATACTCAATACACTACTAATTTAGTTAAGTGGGCAGAGGTTATTCGTAAGACTTTCTTCGATGGTGGTATAGATGAGATCATCGCCACTAGACGATTGGTTCATATCGTTAATGCTTTTGCCATCTTTAAGAATAAACTTAAAGCGGTTGAGGTTTGTGTAAATCGTTTTGACGAAGACACAAAAAACAGTTTCCTTGATCTATACACTAAGATTGACAGTGGTGTCGATATTAGCGAATTAAATCAAGGACCTTCCAATGATAGTGAGGAAAGTGAGGGCGACCTTGCTTAAATCTATCGTTCATAATGTAGACCTCGTGGGTGGGCAGCAATGCCCACCTTCAACTAAGGAGGTAAACTAAAATGGTATTAGAAGTTAAAGTTAGAAATAACAATGTAGATAAAGCCATGAGACAATTAAAAAAGAAAGTTATGAAAGATGGCTTATTAAAAGAATTAAAACAAAGGCAATATTATGAAAAGCCTTCGTTAAAAAGACAACGCTTGAAAAAAGAATCAATCAAGCGTGTAAACAAATTAAGACGCCTACAAGAGCGACTTGATGACAACTAACCAAATAAGAAAGGACCTTATATTATGGGTAGAAAAACTCTTGCTAATAGCACTAAGTTTCTTAACGCTTTGTTAAGAGGCCAGTCTGTGACTTGGAAAGAAGCACAGACTAAATTTAACCTCTCTAAACCTAGAGCGGTTGTTGATAAAATCCGTGAGGAAGGCCATTGTGTCTATATCAACAAAAACAAATCAGGTACTTATTACAGAATAGGTACTCCATCTAAAGCGCTAATCGCTGCTGGTTTTGCCGCTTTAGAACCATCAGTTTATGCATAAGCATAAATAGTCATAGAGGCGGTTCGTAAGACCTCTGTGAGTGTTGCCTCTCGTAAAGACAACACATTTCGGGTTTGGTAGTTTCCCTCTGGATAGTAAATCCTAGAAAAAACTACCACTTGAAATTATATGATTAATGATTATATAAATATAATGAGACGCCGTAAGGGTCTCATTTTTAACATTAAGTTAACTTGCTAACAAGGAGGAAACTATGACAAGAAACTTATCTATTTGGAACGATCTAAGACCATTTACAATCGGGTTTGATGATCTGTTCTCACAGTTTGATCATTATGTAGATAATAGATCAAATTCATTCCCACCATACAATATCGTGAAAGGTAAAGACGATCTCAATTGGACAATTGAAATGGCACTTGCTGGTTATAATAAAAATGATATTGAGGTGAAATATGCTGACAATACTATCACAATCAAATCAATTCACAAAGATGAAGACGATAAAGATACAATTCATAGAGGTATTGCTAAAAGACATTTTACTAGATCATTCACAACTGCTGAAGATGTTGAAGTAAGAGGTGCTGAAATGAAAGATGGTATGTTATCAATCGCATTGGAAAAAATAGTTCCAGAAGCTAAAAAACCAAGAACAATTGATATTGCATAATAAAATAGATAGGGGCGGTGAAAAATCTCCGCCCTTGACTTTTGAATTGAAACCTGATATAATGGACACATGTATAAATTTAAAGAAGATATAATTTTACAAGATATAAAAGATTACATAGACGAAACCTATTCGTCTCATTACGCACAATCTCAAAAACAAGCTACTGAAATCATCATTGACCAGGGACATGGTGAAGGTTTCTGTATGGGTAATATTTTAAAATATGCTCAAAGGTATGGTAAGAAGGATGGCAAGAATAAGAAAGACCTTATGAAAGTTATTCATTATGCAATCATACAACTGTCCCAGGACCATTACAAAAACGATAAAACCTTAATAGATACTTTAAAAGAAGATGTAGGTTTACGTTCAGTAATATCTGAAAAATTAAACAACCCTAATGATTAAGGAGAAACTATATAATGAAACTAAGTGATAATACAAAAGAGATATTAAAAAACTTTAGTGAGATTAATCCTAACTTAAAGATTACTCCAGGTAAAGAAATCAAAACTATCTCTACAATGAAGAACATACTCGCAACTGCTGGTGTCGAAGAAGAATTTCCACAAGATATTGCTATCTACGATCTATCAGAGTTTTTAGGTATGTTATCTTTATTCAATAAACCTGTGTTTTCTTTTGACGAAAAACACATGATAATCAACGAAGAAGGCACATCAACAAAATCAAAATACTTCTTTGCTGATGAATCTATTCTTACAACTCCACAAAAAGATGTTAAGATGCCTGCAACTGAGGTTGAATTTACATTGACGGAAACTGATTTAACAAAAGTTAAAAAGGCTGCGTCTATGCTACAACTACCAGACATTGCTGTCAAATCTGTGGGTGAAGATATCATCATGTCTGCCGTTGATAAGAAAAACGATACTGCCAATACCTATGATGTCAAAGTAGGCACAACAGATAAAAAGTTTGAATTTCATTTTAAGACAGAACATTTTAAAATGCTACCAGGCGATTATACTGTGGCAATATCTTCTAAACTTATTTCTAATTTCAAACACAAAAATAAATCAGTAGAATATTGGATTGCCCTAGAAAACACATCTAAGTATGAGGGGTAATAATGGAAAATTTATTATGGGTGGAGGCGTATAGACCCTCCACAATTGACGAGTGTATTCTACCTGTTGAGATAAAAAAGACTTTTAAGTCCATACTCAAACAAGGCGAAATACCAAATCTATTATTATCTGGTACTGCTGGCACTGGTAAAACTACTGTCGCCAAAGCATTATGTAATGAACTTGGTTGTGATGTAATGATGATCAATGGTTCTGACGAAGGTCGTTCCATTGATGTCGTTAGAAATCAAATCAAAAACTTTGCTTCAACTGTATCACTTCATGAGAGTAACAAACCCAAAGTGGTTATTGTTGATGAAGCAGATTATATGAATGCTGAGAGTGTTCAACCTGCACTAAGAAACTTTATTGAAACATTTAGTAATAACTGTCGATTTATATTTACATGTAATTACAAAAACAAAATTATACCTGCAATTCATTCTAGATGCACCGTTATTAATTTTGCAATACAAAACAAAGATAAAGAAAAACTAGCAGGTTTATTTCACAAACGATTATCCACAATACTAGAACAAGAGAACATTGAGTTCGAACCAAAAGTATTGGCAGAACTGATCATTAAGTTTTATCCAGACTTTAGAAGAACCATCAATGAACTTCAACGATATTCTGTATCAGGTAAAATAGATACAGGTATTCTTGTTAATATTGCTGAGGCAAATCTTAAATCGCTGAACAAGGCATTGAAAGATAGACACTTTGGTGATATGAGAAAATGGGTTGTTGATAATATCGACCAAGATCCTGCAGGTCTCTACAAAGACTTATATCAAAACTTCTATACAACATTACAATCACAAAGTATTCCACCTATGGTTATACTGTTGGCAGAATATCAATATAAAAATTCTTTTGTTGCAGATCCAGAACTCAATATGGTTGCATGTCTAACTGAGATCATGTCTGAATGTAAATTCAAATGAGTGATTACAGCCTGACAAAGTATCTCACAGCTATCAATTATAGTAAAGAAAAATTACTTGATACTGATGATAGAGAGTGGGAAAAGAAATATCCACCTTTTATAATCAACAAAGGGTTATCTTATTTCTCAGATACAATTATGTATGCTAACGAAATGAACAGATTACATCATGCTTCTAAGCATATGCAATTCTCTTTTTTTCTAAATAGTATAAAGTCTAGAAAGAGATTTAGTAAATGGCTGAAAGCCTCTAAGATCAAAGATTTAGATGTAATTAAACAACATTTTGGTTACTCTAATAAAAGGGCTCAAGAGGTTTTATCCATATTAACCAAAGAACAGATTGATTATATAAAAGAGAGATTATATAAGGGTGGGAGAAAATGAGTGAAGTTATAGAATGGAAACCAGAGAACATGCTCGAGGTGAAAATCAAAGAGCCAGATGATTTCCTAAAAATACGAGAGACGCTAACACGAATAGGTGTGGCAAGTAGAAAAGAACGAAAGATTTATCAATCGTGTCATATTCTACATAAACAAGGCAGATACTTTATTGTACATTTCAAAGAACTGTTTGCCTTAGATGGTAAGACCGCAAATATTTTTGTTAATGATATTGAGAGACGAAACACAATTGCACAACTTTTAAGCGATTGGGGTTTAATAGAATTGGTAGGGATTGTGGAAAGTAAAGCACCACTATCACAAATTAAAGTTTTACCCTTCAAAGAAAAACATGAATGGGTATTAGAACCAAAATATAATATTGGAAAGAAAGGAAACGAGAATGGTGATGAAAAAGATAATGTATGATGCTCTAGTGGCACATGCCAAAGGTCATATAGAAAAACACAAAGCAAATGTGGACATCTATCTTAATCAATCTGTTGGTATAGGTGAGCATGGTGATATTCTTGAAACCATAGAAAAAGAATTAAACATCATAGCACAATATGACGACCAATTAGAAATTTTAGAAAAATATTTCAAAGACACTACAATTTAATATTGACTTTATTGTCAAAACCTGATATAATTATATTATGAATTTTTACACCAATGTGTCGCCATATGGCGATGAATTACTTGTTAGATATTTCGACAACGGTAAAAGATGCGAGGATCGTGTACCATATGTTCCTCGCCTTTATATACCTACAAAAGGTAAAGGTCGATATAAGTCTCTTACAGGCATTGGTCTAGAATCCAAATCATACAAATCAATTAAAGATGCCAGACAGGCAATCAAGCGATACGAAGAACACCCAAACTTTATTCACGGCACAGATAGATTTCAATACCAATATATGGCAGACTATTGGCCAGGTAATGTAGAATACGATAAAGATAAAATTCGTATTTACACAATTGATATTGAGGTTGAAAGTGAACATGGTTTTCCAAATGTAGAAGACTGTGCTGAAAAGATGATCTGTATTACTGTTAAAGATCAAGTTAAAAAACAAATATTAGTTTGGGGTATGGCAGACTATACAGTAAAACAGGATAATGTTCATTATGTAAAATGTAAAGATGAACGAGATTTACTTAAACAGTTTTTAAAATTTTGGTCAACATATTCACCTGATGTTCTCACAGGTTGGAACAGTAAATACTTTGATATTCCGTATCTAGTAAAACGCATAGGCAAAATACTAGGCGAAGGTTCTATGAAACGTATGTCACCTTGGAATATCATACAACAAGATGAAACTTACGAGCAAGGTAAAACACAAACTTATTTTAGATTACTAGGTATTGCTCAACTTGACTATCTACAACTTTATAGAAAATTTACAATTAAGAATCAAGAAAGTTATAGACTAGATCACATTGGTAAAGTAGAACTAGGTGAACAAAAAGATGATAACCCATACGATACTTTCAAAGAATGGTATCAACAAGATATACAATCGTTTATTGATTATAACATACAAGACGTTGAATTGGTTGATAAACTAGAAGACAGATTACAACTTATTGAATTGGCATTAACAATGGCATATAACGCCAAAGCAAACTACGAAGATGTATTCTCACAAGTTAGAATGTGGGATACAATTATATTCAATGAACTATTAAAAGATAATATCATTGTGCCAATGCGTGACATGAATCCTACATCACCAGAATTGGTTGGGGCGTATGTAAAAGATCCTAAAGTGGGTTTCCATGATTGGGTTGTGTCTTTTGACTTGAACTCACTATATCCACATTTAATTATGCAATATAACATTTCACCTGAAACTATTTTACCAGATAAAAAAAATGTAGATATAAACGACTTGTTAGAAAAGAGAGTAGATACCTCTGATGGTAATTGTATGGCTGCCAATGGTACAATGTATCGAACTGGTAAACAAGGTTTCTTACCTCGTATCATACAAAAAGAATATAACGATAGAACAATCTATAAAAAGAAAATGCTTGAGGCTGAACAACAATATGCTAATACTAAAGATCCTAAGTATGAAAAATTGGCAAGACGATATTATCTTGTTCAACATTCTAAAAAGATTTCGCTAAATAGTGCATATGGTGCTATTGGCAACAAATACTTTAGATATTACGATCACAGAATGGCAGAGGCCATAACTACATCTGGTCAATTAAATATTCGTTGGATAGATCAAAAATTAAATGATTACTTTAACAAATTATATAAAACAAAAGATGATTATATTATTGCTTCAGATACAGATTCCGTTTACATTAATATGGCACCTCTTGTAAAAATGACTGGTGCAACTGATAAAAATAAAATTGTAAAAGCATTAGATAAATTTTGTAGTGATAGACTAGAACCATATATTACAAAGTGTTATGATGAATTAGGTAATTACATGAATGTCTATGAAAACAAAATGGTTATGAAACGAGAGGCAATTGCTGACAAAGGTATTTGGACAGCAAAGAAAAGATATATTCTAAATGTTCACAATTCAGAAGGTGTGCAATATCCAGAACCTAAACTAAAGATTATGGGCATCGAAGCTGTAAAAACATCTACACCTTTACCATGTCGTGATAAACTCAAAGAAAGTTTTAAAGTTATCATGGGTGGCGATCAAAAAGAAATGAAAGACTTTATTGTAAACTTTCGTAGAGAATTTGAACTACTGCCACCGGAAGATATTGCTTTTCCTCGTAGTGTCAATGGTGTAAAGAAATATGGTGACGGTACATCTATCTACAAGAAAGGTACACCAATGCATGTGAAAGGTGCATTGTTATATAATCACTTACTTAAAATGAAAAAGGTATCACATAAGTTTCAACAATTCTATGAAGGTGACAAAGGTAAGTTTGTTCATTTAAGAAAGAATATGTGGAATGCTAATGTTATTACATTTATGGCAAAACTACCTAAAGAATTTGAAATGCATGGTCTCATAGATTACGAACAACAATTTACAAAATCATTTATGGAACCATTACGATTTATACTTGACGCTATCAATTGGAAAATAGACGCTTCTGATAGTAATACAATTGAGGATTTTTTTGCATGATATACAATTTAAAAGACGTTATAGAATCCAGTAAACGAGAAAGATTTAATGTTATCTCTACCTTTGCAGGTGGTGGTGGCTCATCTACTGGTTATAGACTTGCTGGCGGTAAGATACTTTGTATCAATGAGTTTGTTGAAGAAGCACAAAATACATATAGAGAAAATTATCCAGACACACCAATACTACCTGGTGATATAAAAAAGTTATCTGGTAAAGATTTTTTAGATATTGCTGGCACAACTGATATAGATATATTAGATGGTTCGCCACCTTGTAGTGCGTTTAGTGTTGCAGGTAAATTATCTCATTCATCTGGTGGTAAACATTCTGATGGTTGGGGTAAGACTAAATCATATTCTGATGGTATGATGGTAGAAAACATTGAAGATTTATTCTTTGAGTTTTTACGAGTAGCAAACGAAATAAAACCAAAAGTTATTGTTGCAGAAAATGTTGCTGGTCTAACAATTGGTGAAGCAAAAGAATATTACAATAAAATATTAAATGAGTTTGAGAAGATAGGATATGATGTCTGTTCGCAAGTAATGAACAGTAAGAACTATGGTGTATCTCAAACAAGAACAAGAGTTATCTTTATTGGTATAAGAAACGATATTACAGAAAAGGTTGGTTTAAATTTTATGACAATACAAAATGTATTTCCAGAACCAAGTGATAAGATTATACCTTTGAAAGAAGCGTTAGAAGGATTAGAATATGATCCTGAAGAAGTAAAAGAACTAACAGAAAAATTTGTGAATACTGCATATTGGAAAGATACAGGTAGTAAGATGCCTAAAGATCCAGACAAAGTATTGACTGGTGGTGACTATCATCCAAAGGGTCATCACTTCAATTTAAAACGAGTATCACAACATGCACCAGCACCTACACTAACAGCAATGGGTAGTGGGCAAACAAATGCTGGAGCGTTTCATTGGAACGAACCACGAAAACTAACTTTGGGTGAATTGAAAAGAATAATGTCTTTGCCAGATGATTTTAAATTAACCGGCAAATGGAACCAAAGGGCAGAACGAATAGGTAGAATGGTACCACCGCTAATGATGAAATCTATAGCGGATTCTATATATGAGAAAGTCCTTGACAAACTATAGGAGACCTGATATAATATGAAAGAACTTATGGACAAACTAGAACAACAAAATCTAACAGTTCAAGATTATAACACCATTATAAAGATAATACAAGCATCTTTACAACGAGGTGTTATTCGTATTGAAGAATGTACAACTGTTGGAAAACTATATGAAAAAATACAATACATGATACAAAAAACACAAAAGGAGAACGACAATGGCAGACTTTCTGAAACAGATAATTAAAGAAACAGGAAACGAATATGCCTCATTAGTAAGTGAGGGTGTAGAGGCAGGTGATGTCGATACATTTATCAACACAGGTTCTCACATGTTTAATGCTCTACTATCTGGTAGTATTCATGGAGGCATACCATCAAATAAGATTACTGCTCTTGCAGGTGAAAGTGCAACAGGTAAAACTTTCTTTGTCTTGGGTATGTGTAAATCTTTTTTAGATAATAATCCTGAAGCAGGTGTTATTTACTTTGAAAGTGAAAGTGCATTAACAAAACAATTAATTGAAGACAGAGGTATTGATAGTGATAGAATGGTTATCATGCCTGTGACCACAGTACAAGAATTTAGAACACAATCCCTAACTGTGTTAGACAAATACATGGAACAAAACGAAGCAGATAGAAAACCATTGTTATTAGTTCTAGATAGTTTAGGTATGTTATCTACAACCAAAGAGGTAGAAGACACAGCAGACGGAAAAGAAACGAGAGATATGACAAGGGCACAAGTATTAAAGGCTGCGTTTAGAGTATTAACTTTAAAACTAGGTCGTGCCAAAGTGCCTATGGTTATTACCAATCACACATATGATGTTGTGGGTGCCTATATGCCTACAAAAGAAATGGGTGGTGGTTCTGGTTTGAAATATGCCGCATCTACAATCGTTTATCTTTCAAAGAAAAAAGAAAAAGATGGCACAGAGGTCGTTGGTAATATTATTCATTGTAAAACACAAAAGAGTAGATTATCAAAAGAAAACATGATGGTTGATGTTCGATTACGTTATGATACAGGTTTAGACAAATACTATGGATTACTAGACTTAGCATGTAAGTATGGTATCTTTAAACAAGTATCAACAAGAATAGAACTGCCAGATGGCTCTAAGCAATATGCAAAAACAATCTATTCTGATCCTGAAAAATATTTTACAGACGATATATTACAACAAATAGACGAAGCAGCTAAAAAAGAATATTCATATGGGAATCCCGAAGTATAATTACGTTGAACACCCAAGGTTTGAACAAGCAGGGTTTCGTATTGCTGATGGCAAATACGAGAACGTTATCTATACTTACGGAAAAGTACAACCCATTGAAGAAGACGATAAGTTAAGATTGAAGTTTGAATACAATGTTCATGAAAATCCAAATGATGTGGATACTGATTCAAATGAATTTATTAACATGATTGGTGATATATTAACAATTGAAATAGACAAGGATAAGAATGATAACAGCAGAGAAGATAGAGAAGACGGCTCTCAGGAATCTACTACATAACGAAGACTATACGAGAAAAGTATTACCTTTTCTTAAACCAGAGTATTTTCAAGATCGCAATGAGCGAGTAGTATTTTCTGAGATACAAAAATTTATTTCACAGTATAATAAACGACCAACTAAAGAAACTCTACAAATTGATTTAGGTAAACGCAAAGACTTAAATGAAGATGAATATAAAAAAATTGTTGATTTAATTTCATCATTAGATCCACAAGAGGTTGATTTAGAATGGTTAGTAAACACAACTGAGAAATTTTGTAAAGACCGTGCTGTTCATAATGCTGTTATGGAAGGCATACATATCATAGATGGAAAAGATAAAAAACACACTCCAGAAGCTATACCAGAAATCCTCCGGGATGCTCTCTCTGTTAGCTTTGATAATGCTGTGGGGCATGATTATTTACTGGATATAGAAAAACGATTTGACTATTACCACAAAAGAGAAACACGAATACCTTTTGATCTAGACTATTTTAACAAAGTCACAAAAGGTGGTTTACCAACTAAAACATTGAATGTTGCATTGGCAGGCACAGGTGTTGGTAAAACTTTATTCATGTGTCATCAAGCCGCAAGTGCATTAGCACAAAACAAAAATGTATTATACATTACCATGGAAATGGCTGAAGAAAGAATTGCAGAAAGAATAGATGCGAACTTACTTAACATTTCCATGGAAGATTTACATATGTTGAATAAGAAATTATTCAGCGATAAGATCACACAATTACAATCTAAAACAACAGGCACACTTATCATTAAAGAATATCCAACTGCAAGTGCAGGTGCTAATCACTATCGTGCCTTAGTGAATGAACTAGCATTAAAACGAACATTTAAACCAGACATTATTTTTGTAGATTATATTAATATATGTGCTTCGTCTAGATTTAAGGCAGGCTCTAATGTAAACAGTTATACCTATATCAAAGCAATCGCTGAAGAACTAAGAGGTTTGGCTGTAGAGTTAGATGTACCTATCGTGACAGCGACACAAACAACCAGAGGTGGTTTCGTATCCAGTGATATTGGTTTAGAAGATACCTCTGAATCCTTCGGGCTTCCAGCAACAGCAGACTTTATGTTTGCGTTGATCTCTAGTGAAGAACTAGAAAAGGCAGGGCAAATGCTTG